GAACCAGTAGGTGGTTTAGTTCCAACTGCAAAAATTTTAATTGAAAAAGGTTTAGTAAGTTCTAAAAAAAATGAGCAGAGAAAAACTGAATAATATGCAAATAAATAAAGGTGTGGAGCTAATGCTCAGGAGGGAAAATAAAAATATCGAACCCGACAGAAAAGGTTTAGTTATTCAAAAAACGTTTTCTCTTCTCAAAAAAACAATTCGAATTAAATTTGAATTTACCTGGGAGAGATAACACTCACTAATAGGAGTAGTAAAATGTCTATCTCAGTTATATTGTTTTTTTCTGCAGCATTGATGGTTATGTTTTTAGCTGTTGGAATTATGATTGGGTGGACGGTAAACGAGTTCGCTTATAATTATCTTGCTAAACCAAACTCCTTCCAAACTCATCCAGAAATGTATGACGAAGAAGGTATTTGGATTAATGAAGAACTTTTAGCAGTTAGATTTGTTGAGGATGAAGAAGAATACGAGGAGGAGGAAGAAGATTGAATGATTATCATTGATATGAATCAAATTATGATAAGTAATTTGATGTCGCAATTAAAAAACGATTTTTTAAATGAAAAACTTGTGAGACATATGGTTCTCACAAGTTTAAGATCATATGAGAAACAATACTCTTCTGATTATGGTGGAGAAATTGTGTTAGCTTATGATAGTAAACACTATTGGAGGAAAGATTTATTTCCTTTCTATAAACAAAATAGAAAAAAGGATCGAGAAAAATCTGGTCATGATTGGAGTAGCATCTTCGAAGTATTAAATAAAATACGAGATGAGATACGAGAATATTTTCCTTACAAAGTTGTGGAAGTTTTTGGTGCTGAGGCAGATGATGTTATTTCTACCTTGTGTAAAAACAAAGGAAAAGAAAAAATTTTAATACTCTCTGGGGATAAAGATTTTATTCAATTACAAAAGTATCCAGGGATAAAACAATTCAACCCAGTGACAAAACAATATTTGGTGCATGAAAATCCATTTAGATTTATCAAAGAACACATCATACGTGGTGATAAATCTGATGGCATACCTAATTTTTTATCGCCAGATGATACGTTTGTTTCGGGATCTCGACAAAAACCAATCAGTCAGAAAAAAATTACTCAATGGGTAGAACAAAATCCAAGTCAATTTTGTGTTGATACACAACAGTTGCGTAATTACCATAGAAATCAAAGATTAATTGATTTTGATTGTATTCCTCCAGAAATTGAAGATAAAATAATGGATGAATATGAATCACTAAATACAGTTGAAAAGAAAATACCTTTAGAATACTTCCAGAAACATCAACTAAATGATTTGATGGGAGAATTCTTCTTTCGTAGTTCATCGCCATTTAAAAAATGAAACTCTTAATTTCCGAAGTGCTCCAGAAAGTGAGCAACGCCAAGACTAAAGCAGAAAAAATTCAATTACTTAATCAACATAACACTCCCGCACTGAGAGCAATTCTTATTGTTAATTTTGATGAAAGTGTTATCTCAGAATTGCCTGAAGGAGAAGTTCCTTTTGAAGCTAACGAAGCACCAAAAGGAACAGAACATACAGTACTTGAAAAAGAGTATCGTCGTCTTTATCTTTTCTTTAAAGGTGGTAGTTCTTCTCTTAAGCAGTCTCAAAGAGAAAATCTTTTCATTCAAATGCTCGAAGGTCTTCACGAAGATGAAGCTAATCTTCTTGTATTGATTAAAGATAAAGCACTTGGTAAAAAATATAAAATTACTCGTGCTTGTGTAGAAGAAGCATTCCCCAGTATTCAATGGGGAGGTCGTAGCTGATGCGGATTCTCCATCAAAATTGTGATCCCGAAGTGGCAAATGACAGAACTTTGCCATACACCGCATACTTAGTAACTTATGAGATTGATGGAGCAATCGCATATGATTTAGTTATCCCAGATAAACAGATAGAAATTTTTGATTATTATTGGGATAGGTATAGAGAAGGTATTAAAGGTTGGAAACAATCTGAAGGAAGAGTTAATCCAAAACTATGGGGAATTACACCAAAAGAAGAAAAAAAGAGAAGATAAATGGGAAAGCATTATTTACTTAACCTATATGGTTGCTCGTTGTCGTTACTTGACAACGAGTTTTTTCTGTGCGATTTATTAGAGAATGCTGCTGAAGCATGTGGAGCACATGTATTGCAAACTATGTCACATCAATTTAATCCACAGGGAGTGACGGCAATTTGTTTGTTGTCTGAAAGTCATATCAGCATTCATACTTGGCCAGAAAAGGGTGAAGCAGCAGTTGATGTTTTTACCTGTGGAGATTCTGAACCAAAGATTGCTTGTGATATTATTATCGAACAACTTCATGCAAGTAATTACGATCTTGAATACATTCAAAGATAATGTATCAAATGTTACAACGTTACTTGCATAAGTAATGATGGTATGCTAAGATGCATCCATCGTTCATTCGCTATTCGGAAATAGCGAACGGAAGTAAGCCGACTCGGAACGGATCGTTCATCTATGGAAGCACTTATTTTAACTTGTTTGCAAGCTCAGTTGGTGTGGAATAGAGTTAACACTCATCCACAAATAACTTCGCAAGCAAAAAATGATTTGCTTTATGAAATCAAACTTGTAACACCTAAGAAGTGTAACATAGACGCAAAAGCCGACTGAAGGAACGCTCTTTAACTTAAAAAACTAAGGAGAAAACCTAATGTCACAAGCCACATATCGTGGGTGTAAGTATAATACTGATACCCCTAAAGAAGAATATCGTAAGTGGTATTCACAAACACATGCACCAGCACATCCAGCAAATACCTATCGTGGTGTTGCCTATCGCCCTTGCCATAACGAGGAGGTAGCAAAATGAACTGGTTGAATGTAATCCGTAAAAAAATTCAAAAAGAAAAAAAACTTAAAGAAGCTCAATATCACATGGCAACTTTAGGATGAAGTTAATAGTTCAAGTATTGGTTCTCTTGAGAGTCATTACTAATGATGGTTTATTTTTAGAACAACGAAGATTTCCTCCCAAGAAACAACCTCCTGAAATGAGGAGAGTTGAACGAAGAAAGGGGAAAAAACATTTCAAGGGGGATTGACATCCCTCTTTTTTTATGTTATGATACGAACAAATCTATGAAAGATTTTCTATGACATCACTCAAAAAAATGAGTAAAGCGATCAATTATGCATTAACTCGTCCTGAACTTTATGAAGTAGAAGAATATGCTAAATTGAAAAAGCAAGCTCACGAAATCAAAAAACTACGCCAAAGAATTATCAATGACGAAAAAGCATACCGAGGATTTGGATACAAATATGCCCCATTCGAACCAGAACTCTCCAGTGAAACTGATCTCAGTGACACCCCAAGCGGAACAGACGATGGGTTACATAGCGAGGGTGAGCAACCCATCGAATCAGGAGAATCCGAACGTAGCGGGACTACTGAAGTATTGCATCAAGCATAATCATTGGTCTGTATTTGAACAGGCAACGATGACACTTGAGATTGAAACTAATAGAGGTATCGCAGCACAAATTCTTCGACACCGTTCATTTACATATCAAGAATTTTCGCAACGCTATGCTGATACAAATCTTTTGTCGCAGCATATTCCTGTTCCTGAACTTCGTCGTCAAGATACAAAGAACCGTCAGAATTCTACCGATGATCTTGATGGATATCTTAAACTTGTTCTTGAGGGAGAGATTCAAGAGCACTTTGCTAAAGCACAACAACTTTATAATCGTCTTCTAAATCAGGGCGTGGCAAAGGAATGTGCAAGGTTTGTACTCCCACTCGCTGTACCGACAAAAATTTATATGACTGGCTCATGCAGGTCATGGATCCACTATATATCTTTGAGATCTGCTAACGGAACACAACTGGAGCATATGCGTATTGCAGAAGCTTGTAAAGAAGTTTTTTGTGAGCAGTTCCCAACTGTTGCCCAAGCTTTGGAGTGGAACTGATGCCTACTTACCCTGTAATTCATAAAGAAACTGGGGAAACCCAGGAACTCTACATGTCAATGAAAGAGTATGACCAATGGAAAAAAGACAATCCCGATTGGGATAAAGATTGGTCTAAAGGTTGTGCTGGTGTTGGAGAAGTTGGAGATTGGCGAAACAAAATGTCTAAAACTCACCCAGGTTGGAACGATATTATGACTAAAGTTTCTAACCTTCCTGGATCAAACGTACAATGGTAATTTAAAATTATGCCGAGAGCCCGTAAAAGAAATCAACCCGATATTGCTAATATGTCTGCCAAGCAATTAAAAAGAAGGAAACCAATTAGCTCACAATATCTATTAGATATTGAACCTCTTACAGATAATCAACGTATTATGTTCGAGGAGTATGGAAAGGGACAAAACATTTTTGCCTATGGCGCTGCTGGTACAGGTAAAACATTTGTTGCCATGTATCTTGCTCTTCGTGATGTATTAGATGAAAATACCCCATATGAAAAAGTATATGTGGTTCGTTCTCTTGTCGCTACCCGTGAAATTGGTTTTCTTCCTGGTACTCATGAAGACAAGTCATCACTTTATCAAATTCCCTATAAGAATATGGTAAAGTATATGTTCGAGATGCCAGATGATGCATCTTTTGAAATGCTTTATGAGAATCTAAAGAATCAAGAAACAGTTTCTTTCTGGTCTACTTCATTCTTGCGTGGTACTACACTCGATAAATCTATTGTTATCGTGGATGAATGTCAAAACTTGAATTTCCACGAACTTGATTCGATCATCACTCGTGTTGGTGAAGATACTAAGATCATGTTCTGTGGTGATGCAAGTCAATCGGATCTTCAGCGTAGTAATGAACGCTCTGGCATTATTGATTTCCAGAGAATCCTACAACAGATGAAAGAAGTTTCTCTTATTGAATTTGGTGTGGAAGACATTGTTCGTTCTGGTCTAATCAAATCTTATCTTATTGCTAAAATTAACTTGGGATTATGAAAATATTTGATCACATTGGTCTGGAACCTATAGAATTAAAAACCATCACAATTGATGGTAAGCGACACTATATTACTCCCACTGGTAATAAACATAAATCTGTGACCACTGTGATTAGTAATAATCCAAAGAAGGTTGAGGTGATTAAGAACTGGCGTAAGCGAGTGGGAGAAGAAAAAGCAAACGCAATCTCACGCAGAGCTACAACCAGAGGCAATAAGTATCACAAACTTGTTGAAAATTATCTCAACAATGAACATGATTCAAATCTCTATAAAGATTCTCCTTTAGTTTGGGTCATGTTTAATTCTTCCCTGAAGATTCTTGATAACATAAATAACATATACCTTCAAGAGGCAGCTTTATATTCTGATTATTTAAAGGTCGCTGGTCGAGTTGACTGTATTGCAGAATATAACGGTAAACTTTCAATTATTGATTTTAAAACTTCGGCAGAGGAAAAGAAAGAAGAATATCTTTATGATTACTATGTTCAAGAAATTACATACGCCTGTATGCTACAGGAATTGTATGGATTGAAAGTAGAACAACTTGTAACAATCGTTGCTTGCGAAACAGGTGACGTACAAGTTAGTGTGGTGCCTCCCAAAAAGGAATATTTTATCAGGTTACAACAATATCTCAGGGAGTACGAAGAAATCTATGATAGAAAACTTGGAGGATAAATTTATGACGACTGCGAAATTTTCGCAGGAAGTGGAGAAAATTGCACATGATAATTCTATGAATTATATTGATGCTATTGTACACTATTGTGAAAAAAATGAAATTGAAATCGAATCAGTTGCAAAACTGATTTCAAAACCATTGAAAGAAAAACTTAAGTATGATGCACAAAAATTAAATTACATGAAGAAAACTTCAAGAGCAAAACTTATGCTTGTTTGATATGTCTAACTTTTTTAAATCTGAAATGGTACGTGGAGACCTCCAGGAAATGTCTGATCTTCAGCAATATTGCATGAGATCTATGGTTGCATTTCCTGCTCTCTCACCTGAAAAGAAAATGGAATACTTCAATGTTCTTGAGACATTGATTGAAAAACAAAAAATATTTTATGCTCGATTAAAATTGAGTGATGATCCAGAAGCAATTGAAATGGCTGAGAACATGAAAGATGCCGTTGTTATGTTGGGAGGTGATCCTAATGTAAGCATCAATGAAATGTTTGACGGTCTTCTGGAAAAAGTTTCCAAAATGAAACAAGTCTTAGAGGCACAGGGGGGTTGACGCGACCCTGTGCCTATGCTATTATGTGTTGGTGGCAAGCGTCACAAAACAAAATCCTAATCATCCGAGAATCCTATGTCTTTTGCAGATCTTAAGCGCAAGTCCCAGAGCAACTTCGAGTTCCTTCAGAAGGAACTTGAGAAGTCCAGCACTACTTCTGGTGGTGCCGACGAGCGACTCTGGAAGCCCGAACTTGACGCTACTGGTAACGGTTATGCTGTTATCCGTTTCCTGCCTGCTCCTGAGGGAGAAGCAGTACCCTGGGCAAAACTTTATTCCCATGCCTTCCAAGGCACTGGTGGTTGGTTGATCGAAAACTGTCTGACTACTAAAGGAGATCAATGTCCTGTCTGCGCTTCTAACAATAAGTTGTGGAACAGTGGTCATGAATCAGACAAAGAAATCGTTCGTCAACGTAAGCGTAAACTGTCTTACTACAGCAACATCTATGTAGTAAACGATCCGAAGCATCCTGAAAACAATGGCAAGGTGTTTCTGTTTAAGTATGGTAAGAAAATCCACGACAAGATTCTTGCTGCAATGCAACCTGAGTTCCAAGATGAAACTCCAATCAACGTGTTCGATCTCTGGGAAGGTGCTAACTTTAAACTGAAGATCAAAACTGTTGCTGGTTATTGGAACTATGATAGTTCTGAGTTTGCTGCTCCAGCAGCTCTAAGTGCAGATGATGATGAGATGGAAAAGATTTGGAAGCAAGAGTATTCTCTTGAAGCATTTGCTGCTCCTGATCAATTCAAATCTTACGATGATCTTGAAAGTCGTTTGAACTTTGTTCTTGGTAACAAGTCGTCTTCTCCTGCTCGTACTATGCAGTTTGAAGAAGATGAAGATCCTATCCCGACTGCACCTACTGCAGTTCGTGAACGTGAAGTTGCT